ATTCTGCTTTGACCTGATACCTCGGAGGCCACCGTGGCTACCTACTCGCTCACCGCAGATGTAAGGGGCCACGGCTGGTATCACTCCTGGCTGCTGAAGACGGGCTCGTGGGACGACGCCGGCTGGTGGGCCGACGTTGCCGCATGGGAGCCTAACGAGGGCATCAACTTCGGCATCGGCGAGGCGGCGGGGACAGGCTCGTTCGCTCTCGCCGGTCAGGATGCGGGCAAGCAGATCGTCAACGGCTTCGGCGCCGGATCGTTTACCGTTCTCGGTCAGGATGCGTTCAAGAGCCTTTCAGAGGCCGCAGGAGCGGGCACCTTTACCGTTATCGGTCAGGCGATCACCGAGGATCTATCGGTCGCCCACGGGGCTGGCATCTTCGCTCTGGCCGGTCAGGATGCTGCCAAGCAAATCGTCGACGGCTTCGGCGCCGGATCGTTTACCGTTCTCGGTCAGGATGCGTTCAAGGCCATCTCCGAGATCGCCGGCACGGGCGTCTTTGTGCTTTCCGGCCAGGACACCGCGAAGGGCGTCCTTGAGCGGATCGATCAGGGCCAGTTCACCTACTCGTTGCAGGGCGTCAACTTCGGCATCTCAGAACTCGCGGGCACTGGCGTCTTTGTTCTCAGCGGCCAGGATGCGTTCAAGACAATCAGCGAGTTCGCCGATGTCGGCTTGTTCACGCTGACGATGCAGGACGCGAGCATCTTCAAGCCGCGGTATGAGTTCCAGAACCAGAAGCAATCTGCCGCCCTATTTGCGAGCGGTCCTAATTCTGCTATGTTGATCTCGGAAAAGAACGAGGCGGCGTAATGGGCACCTTCTGGATCAAGCAGAACGACACCTCGCCTCCCTTGCGGGCGCAACTGAGAGATGGCGACGAGGTGCCGATCCAGCTTTCCGGCGCGTCGGTTCGGTTTCACATGCGGACGCTCGCCGGAACGACCGTCGTCGATGCGGCCGCGGCGTTGGAGAACGCATCCAACGGCATCGTGCAATACAACTGGCAGGCGGCGGACACCGCGGCGATTGGTAGCTACCAAGCCGAGTTCGAGGTGACCTATTCCGACGCCACGATCGAGACCTTCCCCAACAGCGGTTGGATCCGCGTTGAGATCACTGATGATATTGCGTGAGGCCGGCATGGAAATGATCGACGCCGTGATGAAGTGGATCGTCGCGCCGGTCACCGGCTTCGTGATCTTCATGTTCAACCGACAGCAGCGGCATGAGACCGAGATCGCTGTCATCCGTGCAACCATGTCCGAGCAGAAGACCGCGCACGATCGAGAGTTCAAGGAGATGCGCGAGAACTTCAAGGCTGTTTTTGCCAAGCTGGACAGCATAGAGCAGGCGCTTCGCAAATGAAGATCCCTCAGGAAGCGATCGATCTAGTCGAAGAGTTCGAAGGCCTGCGGCTTGATGCCTACCTCGATCCGGCCGGCATTGTCACCATCGGCTACGGCTATACCAACCGTGCGGGCTATGGCCCCGGCGTGAAGATGGGTGACAAGTGGACGAAGAAGCAGGCCGAGGAGATGCTGACCCTCGGCCTTGAGAAGTTTGCCGCGGAAGTCCTACCCCTTCTCAAGCAGCAACCGAACCCGCATCAGTTCGGCGCATTTGTCTCGCTGGCATACAACATCGGTGTGCCGGCCTTCGCGAAGTCCACGGCTCTCAAGCGATGGAACTCCGGCGACATGATGGGCTGCGCCGAGGCGATGGCGTGGTTCAACAAAGCGGGCGGGAAGGTTCTGCGCGGCCTTGTGCGCCGCCGTGAGGCCGAGGTCGCTCTGTTCCTGAAAGACTACGCCGAGCCGCGGCCTGCGGCTCCTGACGCGCCCAGAGAGAGCGTGGCGCAGTCCACTACAGTGCAGGCGTCGGCGGTGCAGATCGCGTCCGGGGCTGGGGCTGGCATCGCTGCGGTCGGCGCTCTCGACGGGACGGCGCAGATCGTGGCGCTGGTCTTCGCGGGGATCGTCGTGCTTGCGGCGGCCTGGGTCATGCGTGAGCGGATCAAGAAGTGGTCGGAGGGCATCCGATAGGAGGGTGACATGTGGGCGCCGCTGGTGCTGGTCTGCGGGAATATGGCCTGCTTCATCGTGGGCGGGCCTGTCATCAAGACCGAGGAGCAGTGCAAGCGGTTCATCGCGGAGGTGATGGTGCCCTATGTCACAGAGCAGTCGCCTGAGACCGTCATATCGGATCTGAGGTGCATCCAGTGGGAGGAGCGCAGTTGATCCGTCTCAAGATGTGGGCAGCGGCGATCGGCGTTTTCCTCACTACTCTAGCAGCAATCTGGTTTGGCGGCAGAAAGTCGGCCCAGGCTGACGCCAAACGCAAGGAGGCTCAGGACTATGTGGACACTCGCAAGCGGATCGACGAGGTGGATCGTCCTGGCAGTGTGGACGCCGCTCGCGGCTGGCTGCATGACCGCTCCAAGCAGTAACGCCATCTGCGACGCAACCAAGGACAGTCGCACCGCTCATGCCGGGGCGCTTTATGAAGACGGCGGGCCGAAGTCGGTGATGACCGGCGCCTATCTCATCGCCCAGATTGATGTGGGCTGCGCGAAATGACACCGCATCAGAAGAAGGTGGTCGATCTCTATAAGGAGATCGGCAACAAAAGCGAGATCGCGCGTCGGCTCGGGTTGCATGAAAGCACGGTTCGCCAGATCCTGATCCGCGCCCAGCAAGATCCCGGCATCACGCAGGCGCTCGAGCGAACGGGCATTTCGTCTGAGAACGCGAAGCACGGCTGGCGGCGGGTGCAAGACCCCGAGACAGGCAATTGGGACTCGGTATTCTGGAAGGCGCCACAGTTCGCAGAGACGTTCATCGAGCAGCTTCGCGAGGCCTTCGAGAACATCGACCGGGCCGAACCGATCGAGCCGCCCGAGACGGTGATCGCGGATCTTTGCACGGTCTATCCGCTGATGGATGTCCACTTCGGTATGCTCGCCGACAGGGACGAGACCGGCGCGGTGGACTACGACATCAAGCGCGCGACCGAGGATATGCGCCTGGCCTTCGCCAAGATCGGGGCGCTGACGCCCAAGAGCGCGAAGGCAATCCTCATCGTCGGCGGTGACTTCTTCCACGCCAACGATCAGACGAATGTCACGCCGGCGCACAAGCATCCGCTGGACACCGACACGCGCCACTGGAAGGTGCTACAGGCCGGGGTCAACTTCCTGGCTGAGGTGATCGAGACGATCGCGGGCAAGCATTCCTCGGTCAGCGTCCGCGTTCTCAGAGGCAACCACGACCCGGAGGCGCACAAGGTTCTGACCTTCGCGATGGCGCAGCGTTATGCTGGATCTGCTCATGTCCGTATCGACGAAGATCCTCGCGACCTGTTCATGGCGCAGTGGGGCCGCTGCCTGATCTCCGCGCATCACGGGGACAAGGCGCCTCCTGAGAGGCTGACGCTCTACCTCTCCGATGTCTGTCCCTACTGGTCCGAGACGCGGCATCGCTACTGCTTCACGGGGCATGTGCATAAGGATCAGTCGCGCGATGTCGGCCCGCTGCGGTGGGAGAGCCTGCGGGCCTTCGCGCCGCCTGATGCGTATGCTGCGGGGATGGGCTATGCTGGCCGGCGCGCCATGCAGGCGCTGACGTTTCACCGCCGCGACGGGCTGGTGCTGAGGGCGATCGATCCGATCGAGAGATGAATGAAAGAGTTCCTGCGGCCGACGTGGCACGTCTATGACGACTGCGTGCTGAAAGTATTTGAGCGCCATCGCGAGATCATGGCGCTCGAGTTGACGCCCGATCAGGCGCTGAAGATGGCGGCCGATCTTATTGCATCGGCGCGCCGGATGCAGGCTGGTCGATAGCGCGCCAGAGCCGCACGCGCAGGCGATCAATCCGCATCCGCGATGTGATGTGGCCTTGGCCGGCCAGCTTGTGCAGGGCATCTCTGGTGGCTTCCTTGCCCATCTTGATGACGGCGCAGAGTTGATCGCATGTCATCTCCTCCGGCGCGATCTTGCGGAGATGCTCAAGACATAGGTCGGTGGCGTGGCGGCGGCCGTTCTTCGCGAAGATGATCTTCGCCTGCTCTTGCATCTTGATCGACATGCCGATGTTGGGCAAGCCGGGCTTGTGGCCTTCGCGCCGGGCTTGGGCAAGCATGAGTTGGCCGAGGCGTTCTTCCTGCTCAGTCGTCATCGCGCCACACCGCATCTCGCAGCGCCTTCACCTTCTCCGGGCTGGTGGTGAATACCGTGTCGAAGGCGGGGTCAAGCTGCATCACCCGATTGGCTGCCTGCTCCCACAGTTGCTGCCACTTCTTGCTTTCGTCGCGCCAATAATCAATCTGGCGGCGCAGATCTTGGATCTCGCGCTTGAGGTCGTCGATCTGATCGGCCGCAGTGTGGTGCATGTGCGGCTCGAGGGCTGCATGATCCCCGAGATCGCGCAGCCGCTGCACCAGATCGTCACTCATCGTTCTCTCCTCTCAATTCCAAGAGAGCTTCTCGCCCCTTGTCGGCAAGAAAATCATCACCGTTGTTGCCCGCATAGCGTATCACGCGACGAACAAAGTCTTCCGCCTTCGACCGCCGCATGAACTCGACGACCAGCTTGGCCTCCAGTTCTTGGATGCGGTCGGCGGCTTCTTTACCATTGGGATTGACGGGCAATCCGTCCAGCATATAAGAGCCGACATAGACCTTGGCACGCAGCCGCTTCACCAGATCGTTGTCTTCGGTCATGTCTTGTCTCCCTTCAGTTCTGCGAGGTTGGCGCGGGCTTGGCTATATTTCCACTCAACATCAATACGCGGATTATTGACCCACCCATCTTCGGTTCCGGCAAGAAAACCCTCGCTGTACGCGGCCTCCACAGCCTTCGCCAGCTTGGCCTCCAGCGCCTCGATCCGAGCCTTCGCCTTGTTGCGCGCGTCCTCCGCGCCCTTCATCCTCGCAATCGTCAGGTCGCAGTCCTCGCCCAGCGGGCAGATTTTCTTGCTCACAGCTTCCCCTCCTCCATCTTCCTGAAAACGATCCTGAACGCCTCGATCACGGCCGCTTCAATCCTGCGGGCCTCGGCGGCGGGATCAACACCGGCTGAAATCTGGTGACCGTGTCGCACACCATGATCGCGCTCGGATCAAGGTGCTTGATGTAGATGTCTTGCATCTCTTTGCATTGGTCCATGTCCTTGTAGACGCCGACGTAGCCTGTGTCGGCGGTGATGCTTGCGACGACGGCCAAAACGACCAGCTTCATGCGAGCCTCCACACCACCGCGCTCTTGCCGCCGCGGCTTTCGAGGATGGTCTTCATCACGCCGCGG